GTAAATACTTCATAATCTGTGCGACCAAAAGGTACACCAGTATTTAGTGCTGGTGCAGTAGAGTCGCTGTCTCTTGATGGGCCATCTGGAAAACTTGTCCACTCTTCTCCATTATAAGTATTAGAAGGACACTGAAAAACTTTTACTTGTTGTTGTGCTATAAAAAGGTTTGGACCCTCCCACCAATGTAAATTCTTATCATAATTATCTGCAAGTGCTGCCTCTTCCATATATGGCAAAAGGTCAACTCTCCATGATCTCTCTGTTCTTGCCTTATTGTCTGATGGAGCAATCGGAGTTACAGAAGGATCAATAGTATCAATAGTCCAACATGCTGCTGGAAACTTCTGAGTACCATTCTCAATATTATGTGCAGCCAATCCAAACTGACGCATATTGCTCATACAGTTTGCTCTTCGTGCTGCTTCTCTAGCAGATTGTACTGCTGGTAAAAGAAGGCCAACAAGAACACCAATAATAGCAATAACAACTAGTAATTCAACGAGAGTAAAACCTTTTTTATTCATAATTAATCCTTTAATGTTAGGTGGGTAAAAAATAGCCTGTTAACGATATAATACTCAATCGGCAAGAAGATACAATCATATATTATGTTAGAATTGTGTTAGGATTCAGGAAATTGCGATTCCAATTCATCTAGGGTTGGGTAATCAAATTCCCACGGTTTCCAGTTGATTTTAGAGGTAAAATCTTTCACTAAAATAGTTTCTCCGTCTAACACATACTGATAAGTCGCTATGTATTGCTCTTCACCAACCATATCGTCTTTAATAATCTTGAAATTATTAGCTCCTTCTGGCAAAGAGAAAAATACTCTAGATCTGCCAATGTTAATACAAAATTCTTTTACTCTTTCATCATATTTGATAGGATAAAAAATATTCCGCATAGATCTTTCAACCACCGGAGCACGATTACCCCAATATTCTGGATTAAGCATAAAACCAATAGAAAATCCAGCCCATAATAGCAAGATTTGATATACAAGTGTTCTTGCTATTGTTTTTGCTACAAGTTTTTTACTCATTTAAAAGATCCCTTAAACTTAATTTTCTCAGAAAGATTTCTATGTAGTTTCATAAACCTAATAAGAATTTCTGCCGTATCTTTGACATCTTTAATCGCATCATGAGCGCCATCTTTAGTGATCCCCATATAATCCCTGAGAGAATCTAAAGTATAACTTTTGAGCTCATTACTGTGATTGAACCAATAGAAAACTAGATTTAAGACGTCTGCAACATCCCTAGGAAAGAAAATATTAGAATTTCCTTCTTTATTAACATTCTTGTATTTCTTACTAAGTCTCTGTATAATTGGAAGATCAAATCTATAGATATTGTATCCAGAAGCAATTGGGGCAGAAAACTGCGATTTCTTTTTATTGCTTCTAGTATGATACTTTTCAAGATAGTCTACAAACATCTTCCATGCAATTTCTTGTTTTGGGTAGTTTTGCCATTCAGCATATACTTTGTCTTTAGAACATCCCTTAACTTTAGCATGAAAATCTAGAATATCTGTTTTATATTCATAGTTTGGGTCTTTTTCCATTGCTTCTGGTTTAAAATTACAGTTGAACTCTGAGTTCGGAATAATTTCCAAATTCAATGGATCTATCATGACGGCAGCAATTTGTACTGGACTACATTTCTCCGGATTAACTCCGTCCGTCTCAAAATCAAATACGCAAATTTTATTATAGTTCATTCAGATACCTCTACAATTTCTTGTGGTTTAACCCCAACCTTCTTGTTTGAATCAGAAACGCTAACCGCATTATTAAACTTACAACAGTTTATCTTCACCTTCTCTGTTTTGGTCCACTCTTCTCCGTTATAGAGAAACTGACTTCCAACTGCCACAGCGTCGAATTTAACTTCTTTCATATCTCTACTCCTTCTAATAGAATTTTTTGAATATTCATTACTTTATCTAACATAGCAATACCAAGAATATCAAACTTAATAATACCAATAGCTTCCAAATCTTGCATTTCCATACCAGCAATCATCTGCTTATTTTTGTTGTCATAAACCATTGGACAACTTTCGTTTAGTGGTTCTGAACTAATAGCAATTCCAGCAGCATGTTTTGATTGATTTGATTTTGTGCCCTCTAGTCTAATTGCTTGTTCAAATCTCTTCGATAGGGGACCATCCAAATTTCCCTTATCATCAATATAGCACCATTCTTTGAGTTTGTCAACATTGTTTTCCAAGGCCCACCTAATGATAGAAGCTTCTCCTGTGTCCTCTTTCATCTGCTGTAATTCATCGGCAATCTTAGCTTCGTCAGGGATATTTTTGGTAATATTATTCATTTCTTCAAATGATATATTACCGTATACTCTCAACACATCTTTAAGAGCCCCACGCCCTTTAATGGTATTAAAAGTAATCATCTGACTTACCTTATCTTCACCATATCTGCCTTTGATGTACTCGATAATATTTTCTCTTTTGTCGATTGGAACATCCACATCAATATCTGGCATAGAAATATGATCGGCAGTATTACGGCCAGCGTTATAAAAACGATCGAACAAAAGATTGTACTTAATAGGGTCGATGCTTGTAATTCCAATAAGATACGACACCAGACACCCAGCGGCAGATCCTCTTCCTGGTCCTGGCAACCATTTTTCTTCTCTAACATGATTCACAATATCCTGTACAATAAGGAAGTAACTAGAAAGGTCCGCTCCCTGTAGAACGCTAAGTTCATATTTGATTCGATCAGTATATGTTGGATGTAGTGTTTTGTCAACTTTATTGTTGATTTTATCACGCCAACCATTCCTACAAAGCTGTCTAAGATATTCATCTGGGTTGTATCCGTCTGGACATTTGAAAGGTGGGAGTTTGGGTTTGCTTAGAATATCATATTCTTCAATCATATCATTAACAAGATTTGTATTAGCGATATGCTCTTCTGGATGGAGTGCAGCTATTTCTTCTTGTGATAAAATATGATAGTTATCAGAAGAGAAGAAACATTCCATTGGTACTTTATCACTAGTTCCCAGCTTTCTATTGATTTCTGGAAATGTTGTTTTTAGATTGTTGCAGAGAAGAATTCTCTGATCTACAGCGTCCGCTTTTCGTGCATAATGAGCGTCTGGAGTGCAGATAGTTTTAACGCCAGTTTTTTGGGCAATATCTATAGTTGCTTCTGATAGTTCTTTTTGGATTGGCATATTTTCCATATCCATTAGTTGAGATTCAAGAAAAACATTTTCTTTGCCAAAAGCATCTTTTAGTCTATTCACATAGGCCACTCCAACATTTGAATAGTCACTAATAATTTTATCCTCTCTACAAATTGCATTAGAAAGGGTAGAGCCAAGATGACCAGTAATACAGATAAAATTGTTATTAACGAAATTTGAAAGTGTTTCAAGATCGAGCCTCGGCTTATGGTAGTAATGTTCGGGTTTGTTAGATTCGCTCACAATTCTGATAAGATCGAGCCATCCTTGATGGTTCTTTGCGAGAATAAGCATATGGGAGAGTTTGCTGTTCTCTTTTTCCTTTAATGTTGGATTTTCTTCACAAATATAGAGTTCGCATCCAAGTATAGGTTTGATCCCATTCTTTTTCATCGTGGAATAAAATTTAACAGCACCAGCGATATTACCGTGATCTGTCAAGGCACATGCTGGAGATTCTATCTGATTGATTCTATTTGCAATTTGCTCTGGTCTACTGAGTCCATCCAATAGACTGTAGTGACTGTGACAATGTAGCGGAATATATTTGTTCATTCGGTGCTTCCTGGCGGTTTGTACTTTCCAACATTATAGCCTGGGACAGTGTACTTGTCAATGGTTGTGTCTATTCCGGCAACCTCAATAGCGTGTCGGATTTGTTCACACATAGTCATTGGGGTTCCTTTATCACATATCTGATGATCTCTATATTCTGTTATTGGTTCATCAAAAAAGCTTTTGCCAAAATGACATAATTTCGTACATTTCCAACTTCTGTTGAGTCTTGGTCTTTTGCAGTTTTTTATTGTTTCAAATTTTCTTCTGATCATATTTTCCGTTTCAATCAAATCTTCTTTATGATAGCACATACTAAAAATACCACCATCATTAATAAAATATATGCTTACAATAATGTGATCTATTTCTGGATAAAGGACACTAGCAGCATAGTGATACATCCTAAGTTGTGGGTCTTTTTGCAATTTGCCGAAAGTTTTCTCTTCTCCTGTGGCCCAATCTAGCCTTCTGCCAGTTTTATAGTCAATGATTTCTAGAGTATTCTTATTTGGTTGGGCTATGAGGTCTATAGTTCCTTTTATCGCCAAATAACCTTCTAAGTCTTCACTGTATTTATAGTAAGCCCAAGGTTTTTTAATTTCAATATCAAATCTTTGTTCTGGCTGAATGATCTTTTGATTTCTTGGATCAAAATTTCCATTTTGGATAGTAATGGCTTTATCTACCCATTGCTTGCAATGTTTTAGGTCGAGAGGTTTCCAGTTATGATGCGTAAATCTGCTAGTATAATACTCGTATACTGTCTCTGTAATTCTTTCAACATCATGATCTATGGTTGATATTTCCCCACATATATCATCATTTATATGAATTTCACCCTTTGACATTGCTACAGAAATATCCGCAAGCGTTTCCATAACCTTGTGTACTATTGTGCCTTTATCCGCCTTTTGATTAGAAGGACTACGAATTCCGAGATTATACTCGATAAAGTATTGCTGCTCACACATAGAATGAGTACCATAACTAGAACTTCTCAAATATGTAATAATCATACCATGCCTGTTTTTCTAAGGAATTCACCTATGTAATAATTTTTCTCGTGTATGTCCATATCCTGATTTTCTATAACTAAATCAAAATTAGAATAATCATAATTTTCTCTGTCTAATGCGGTTTCGCTAAAATGATCAGAATCATATACGTTTCTATTTAGCTTGACAACAATGCCACCTGCATTTTTTACCGCCTCAACTTCATTGGGGAATCTACAATCGGCAATTAGTGCTAGGTTAGGATTGTCTCGTTTGATTTTTCTGATTGTTGCAGAAGACCACACATGGCTTTGCATTTTACGAAACATATCTGTTCCAACAATTTGCATAACTTCTCTAGAAGATAATTGCTTATCATTCCAATAACAATCAACAAGTTCGTTTTTTTCTTCGTCGCTACCATAGCATTGGCGATAATCCAATCCCAAAATATCAATACATAGATTCTTTAATGGGTCTGCAAAGTTGTATATTTCAACTACACCTGTGGCATTTCTCGCTTTAAACGCTTGAGCAACAGCCATTGCTGCACTTGTTTTACCTGATTGCTTTCTTCCGGCAAAAGCAATAATATTCATACTATTTTCTCCAGAAAAGGTTTGATTTCTTCGTTAATTTGTTCTACTGTCATTTCGCCAATATCGCTAGCATTAAATTTTGGAATATATACTCTATATGTATTTTGGCATTTAGTTTGAATTTGTTCAGCAGCCTTTCTTCCAGCTTCGTCGTTGTCTGTTAAGATTACTAAAGACATGGCTCCGCTGCTATCTAGTAATACTTTTTGTCTGTCAGTCATTGAAGATCCAAAAATAGCAACACTATTATGAATACCACTTTCTTCTAGTCTCCATACGTTGCCAGGGCTTTCAACTATAATAGCGACACCAGTTTCTATAAGCAAGTTTTTAGCAAACCAAAAGTTGTACAAAGCATTTTGACTCTTGAAATTTGCACTATGCTTCCATTTGCTATATTTCCATGCTTCTTCCTTTGGGGGGCATGATCTAGATGGATCGTGGTATGCTTTACATTGTTCGCATTTTTCAAATATGCTTCTTCCAGATGAGCCTATAAGACATTTGTACTCATTATCATAGATTGGAACCACAGCCCTTTGATACATAGGCTTTGAAGGATTTGTACATAAACCAACATCATATTTTTCTAATATTTCTTTTGAATATCCTCTTTCCAAGAAATATGAACATGGAATTTCTAAAGATCGTAGAACATGCTCTCTAGTAATTTGATTGGATTCTTTATCCTGTTTTTGCTTCACATAATTCATCATTGAAGTGAATGTTTTTTTATTCCTATCAGATGTTGATATTCGAATATCTTTTAGGTCTTTCTTGACAAAGTTGCTTAAAAATTCTACAGCATCATTAAATGGAATCATGATGTCACCTTCTTGACACCAATTCAATTCATTATGGCTAATGATTCCTCTAAAAAATCCTATAACAGAACTTCTAAAATGCTCTTCACAACCATGCGTTCTGCATTTCCAATTTCCTCTGTATGTATCTCCATCTGGATAGATATTTATCGCAGAAGGATTATCTCCTCCATGAATCGGACAACACATGGTAATCATTTTACCACTATGCTTAAAGTCTACATTAAAATATTCCAATAGAGTTTCAATATTATCACAAACAATATCAGACAATATTTTTAATTTAGCTTGATCAATCGAACGGGATTTCTTCGTTATCATCAATTACAAACCCTTCATCACTACTGTTATTGTTTACCAATTCAAGTCTAGTTTTACCTTCAGTAATCTTAGCACACCAACCCTTCATGTTGCAGTTAATATAGTCGTTATCGTCTAATCCACCCCCATGTCGAGCGATGAGTGGTACTAATTTTCTATTCCCATTTGCTGGTCCATCTTCTGCTATTTCTTCGTCTGTCTTTCTTTTAAAAATCGTAAAGTTAGAACAGAGCCAGATGATTCTGTCAGAACCACTTGCTGAATCCGTGCTTTCTTTTGTTATGCCGTCTCGATTTAATTGTATGAATGCAACGATAGGAACCTTATATTTTACCGCGAAATTGTGCAACTGCGTCATCATAAAACCAAGAACTTGGTATTCTTTCAAGTCTTGAGTCATCCCACTGGTATCCATCAATTTCAGATAATCGTAAAAAATTACACATTCTTTTGCTGTTCCATCGTCATTAAGTCCGACCTCTTTGACGAGCCACCTTTTCATAATGCTGATTTGATCTTCAAAAGGTTTTCCAGCAATAGTCTTATAGTACAGGTTTGTGTTTTTTAGATTCTTCACAGCCTTTTGGATCTTTGTGTACTTATCTGGGTTCTCAGAAAATTGTCCAGTTTCGATCTGATTAATCTCTGTTTCTGTCATCATAGCAAGAACTCTATGAATATGGTCTTCTTTGGACATTTCAGTATCCATATTTAGCACAGGTATGCCTTTAGAAGCTATATGATAACCCATATTATCTGATAGCAAAGTTTTACCAGTCTTTGGTCTTGCTCCGATTACATTAACAGTTCCCTTTCTTAATCCTCCGCCAATTGCTTGGTCATAAATTGGAAAACCAGTAGGAATACCGATTTGGTCTATAGGATTCTCTTCGAGTTCTTTGATATATTCTTCAAGATTATTCGCTATATGATGAGGTGCGTCTTCAGAATCATTGAGCAGGTTGGTGAAGTTGAAGACCGTATCTTCTGCAATACCAAGAATGCTTCCAATGGGTTCTGTCCCATTAATTTCTAGTAGTTTGTCTTGAGCTAACTCTAGTTGTTTTCTTAAAAGTCTCGTAATCTCTAGTTTTCTGATTTTGGCAGCGAATTTTCTGATATTATTAAGACTTACAGGAAAATCCATGATTGCCCTAAGATGTTGTGCCTCTTCCTTTTTTTCTAGAATATGGGCAACGCTTAGGTCTTGAGCAACAGAGTATATGGAAGCAATATCAATTTGAGAACTATTCTCACATAATTGCTTTAAACACTTATAGATTACAACATTACTATCTACAGTAAATGTATTTTCATTAATAATGTCTGATATTTCCATATAGGCAGTCTCGCCATATGTAAAAATACCAGCTAAAACAGCTCTCTCTGCCGATGTATCCGCTAAAATCATATTTTCTTTCTTATCTATCCTGCCGATGTAGAACACCTATTACATTTATATCTTTCTACAGAATCCACTAAAACCGGATTAACTGATTCTGTTTTCCCGCAAGACCTACATTTTACTTCAACAGTCTGGAATTGTCTAGTCCTGTCTGACACAGGTAGATTTTCCCATAATTTTTTATCTATGATAGTATCCTTTTTATGCATATTTCTTTCTGGCATACTATCAAACTTATTCTCTCTTACATCTTGTTGAGTC